CTGAATCCGCAATGCAGATCAACATAATGACCTCCTGGCATAAATACGCTGTGCATGCTGTCCTGCCTGATTCGACAATTTACTGTAGAGAATACCCGCCTGAAATAACATACTCCCTGCGCTTTCAATTCAGGGGGGAGAACGTGGGAGGAGGTGGTTAATAATGAGGGTGAGATAGTTAGATCGCATTTCTCGAATGTTTTTTAGAAAATAAAAAATAAAAATTACCTTTTATTTACAGTGAGTTGTATTTTTATTATGCGTCAGTTTTATTTCTTTTTCAAAGTGGTGTTAAGACTTTTCTATAAAAAGTAGAAATGGTCCTGGTGGCGAATTTGAATAATAAATAATGAAGTGAGTAGGATGTCAGTGCAGGGAAGGGGTTAAAAGATAACAGGTTAATCCAATGGACTGAGCATTAATAAATTGTACGTATAAAGTACGCCAGGGTATTTCCTGAACGATTCTCCATAAGCGTGGTGATGAGGAGTGAAGATGAAAAAATACAGCAGAGGAATGGCATCTTTCGTGGTGATGATGATGCTTTCTCCGGTAGCGGCACAGGCTGCTGATGGCAAAGTCACCTTTAATGGTGAAGTCATCGAAAATACTTGTACGGTAGTGAATAAAGACAAGACGGTAACCCTACCGACGGTCCAGCGTTCAGCGCTCAGCAGCGCGGGTGAGACGGCGGGCGTGGTTCCCTTCACCATCGATCTGACGAGCTGCACCCCAGGGGCTGATGTCTCGGTGTACTTCGAGAAAGATCAATACGTTTCCACGGAGGGTCGACTAAAAAACACTCTGTCTGACGGCACGGAAGCAGAAAACGTCGATGTGGAGCTGCTGAACACCCGGTTTACGCCGATTAACCTCGCGGAGACCCCAGCGGTCGCTGCAGACGGCAAAGTTGCTCGCCTGGAAGCGATCCCGGTGGCGGTGGCTGAGCAGGATGGTTCCGCCTCGCTACCTTTCTATGCCCGCTACTATGCGACCGACGCCGCCAAGGCTGGAAAAGTCGCTACCTACGTCAACTTTACGGTGGTCTATCCGTAAACCCTGTCCACGGCCCCGCTCAGGGGCCGTTTATCCACCCGGCAAGGAGGAGGTGAATATGCGGCGTATGGTTCTGGCATGGCTGCTGTCCAGCTATTTACCCTCGGCGGACGCCAGCATGGTTATTGACGGCACACGGATTATTTTTCCCGGCGACAAAAAAGAGATCGCCGTCCGGGCCACCAATATGGGGGAGACCCCCTCTCTGACGCAGGTCTGGGTCGACGATGGCCGCGTGCAAAATCAACCGGAAAAGGATGCGGCGCCGTTTATTGTGCTGCCGCCGATTGTGCGCATCGAACCGGGAAAAGGCCAGAGCTGGCGCCTGGTGTTTAACGGCA